TATATAAAAAAGAAAAATGATAAGGGAAATAGATATTTAAGCATAATGCATACTCATTAATTAAAGACCTTTCTCGATATCCCGTTTACGTTTTAATGCTTCCAGATAATAGTAATCGGCATAGTTCAATGGAACGTCTATTTCCGAATTGTGAGGAATGCTGCCAACAGAATGCATCAGCAGGAAGTTTCCATTCGTGCCCAATGCAGCCCGATAGGCCGGAGAAGAAAGTGAAACCATGATACTGTCGGCATACATTTTATAGCCGGCTGCATCCGGAACATCCATCGTACTGATCTCATAAAGCGCGGAAGCGATACAGGAAGCCGTCGATACATCGCGTGGTTCGTTCGGGATATTCGGAGCCGACATATCCCAGTAAGGAATCAGATCTTCCGGCATATTCTCCAGGTTCTTCATCATATTGAAAGTTTTCAAGGCCTGATCCAGATATTTACGGTCCTTGGTTTCACGATAGCATACCGCATAACCGTAGATAGCCCATGCCTGCCCGCGACTCCAGATAGATTCGTCGGCATATCCTTGTGCCGTCTGGCGATGGCGCACTTTACCATCCTTGATACTGTAATCAATCACATGGTAACAACTTCCATCCGGGCGAAAATGTTCCTCCATGGTACGATCGGCATGCGACACCGCAATCTTATAGAAAGAAGAGTCGCCGGACAGACGCGTCGCTTCGAACATCAGTTCCAGATTCATCATGTTGTCAATGATAACCGGACATTCCCAACCCCGTTCAGACTGCCATCCGCGTTCCACATCCCACGACTGGATAATCCCGGCAGCCGGACGGAAGCGGGTAGACAACGACTTGGCAGCCTGCACCATCACATCTTTATAAGAAGGCGTCCCTGCCAGTCTCAAGCCATTCCCGAAACTGCAATTTACAATAAATCCGATATCATGATGCCAAGTCAGGTTTTTGGCTTCCTCTATGGCATCCGTATATTTGGCGGCCAACGGCAGCAACGTGCTGTCGCCCGTCAGTTCATACAAATACTAGACAGATCCGGGGAAAAAGCCGCTCCGCCAATCCGCATAACCACAATAATAGACAGAACTGTCTGTCTTAAGCGTCACCGGATTCAAGCATTTCCCACTCGCTTCGATCACACCGATCTCATTCCCTATTTGTGCACGGGCAAAATCGATATTCTCGTCAATAAAACTTTTTTCCTCTGTTTTAGGGGCACCTGCACAAGATAGCAGAAATGCCGAAAAAGCAAATGCAATCAAATTTTTCATCATGTACCAATTATTTTATTGTTGTTATTGTATAAGTATAGGAGCCGGAAAGCAGCTGCTTATTGGCGTTCAACGATATCCGGCAGACCTGTTCGCCCCAAACATTCGACAAGCGAGGATCGTCCAGGCGGATCGTTTCGACATTCGGGGTAAAGGCGCTCTTATTATACGTCATCCGGACTTTCTCGCCATTCACTTCAACCGTGACTACTCCCGGAACCGACACATCCACCTTCCCCCAAGTGAGGAAATTGACTTGATTCGGTTTATCCGCCTTGTCCAAAGAGAACGAATCTTCTATTTTCAGGGAGTTCTTTCCCAACTGGTACGAACGGACCCATTTTTTTACATTTGCCTCTGCCGGATAAGCTGTCGCAATATTTGCAGAGAAATACATACGTCTCGAATCAAAGTGCACATCCGTAGCCCTAAATTCCGAACCGAACTGCTGTGGCACACCGTTCACCATAGGCAGGTTGTGATAATTACTCTGCATTGTCCAGATTGAATAGCGTTCGGAACTGAAGGTCTGACGGGTATAGGTCCCGACTCCGGCATCGATAAAAATAGGCGTCGTATTCAAGTAAAGGGAGAAGGTCCCTGCATCGTTATGATTATGGCTTTCATTATTATAGCCTCCTTTCGTTGCCACAAAAAAGCCATTCTTGTTGGTCATATAGCAAAATTCGGTTTCCGGATACCAGGAATAGCCGGGAGCCTGATAATCTGCACTCATTCCTTCCAGTTCTTCACGGGAGAGCAAGGTTTGGAACAGACGGAAAGGGTCACCGGAAGGAATACCGTCCTTATCAGAAAGACTCTTGAGATAAGCAGCATAGTTCATCATAAGAGGGCTTTCGACTGCTTTCCCATACCTGAAAATGAGATCGGCATCCCCTCCTCCTTTGGCAGAAGCATCGGCAAAGTTGACCACCCAGCCGTTCCCCACATAAGAGCGGGCAATATATTCACCCATATTCTTAATGATAGGCTGATCGAATACGGAGACTTTACCACCTGTCCCGTCAGAAAGCATCTGCAGATAATCGTACATCTTTCCAGCAGCATGTCCCCAATAAGAAGGGCCTTCCTCGCAACCTCCGTCTCCATGCGTATAATTGATGAAATGATCCACGGAAGTCATCGTCCGGTAAACCGCTTTTGCCAATTTATCCCGGTCATTCTCAAGCAGGAAGAAACATTGCAGCACATTGAAGTTACACCACGGATTCCAGTTATTCACCAATCCGCCAGGCTTCAGGTTGAACGCCATCCACCAGAAATGATCTTCATTCATATAGGTATCGAGGATGCGGACCTGTAATTCATGCCGCAGCCTTTTTGAAATCAAAGGATTTACCTTATCGAACGAAGGTTTCAGGTAATAATAAATCCAAGACAACTGGGAAGCAAGATTTCCTGAACCCAAATCAATCACATGTTCTTCATAGCTCGGAAAGCATCCTCCGACCTTCTGTAATCCCAAATGGGCCGACAATGCCCAGCTCGTCATTTCACAACTTGCAAAAACACCATTGATAATCTGATCGACAAAGCGTCCCTTCCCTTCAGCCATCTCTGCCATGAACAGACTTCCGAGTGCGGAATTGTTTTTACCGAACGGACTCTCCATAATCGCCCGGTCACCACTTCGTCCGAACTCCAGATAATCGGTCGCTTTCACAACCTTCCACTCATAATCCAGATAACTTTCTCCTTTCCGGATATACTTTTCTTTATAATCACCGAGGAGTTTATCCCAACCGGCCCGGTCAGAATAATCAGGATACGGCACCCACTTCTGCTCCATTATCAACGCGGATTTGACTTTCTCAAAATCGACCTCTTTTTGCAACAAGTCGCGTTTTTCATACGCGTGCAAGTGTGCGACTGTCCAAAGCAACAGGCACACGATTGTGATGAATCGTTGTGTTCTCATAGGTATTATTTTTCAATATCGCAAAAATAGAGGTCCCCTCTATGAGAAAGAGACATATTCATCCAATTCATGTGCACGGATTGTCCAAAAGCGGAAATTTAAGGTGTTTCCTGCCACATTATAATTCTCATCCTCCAAAACCGGAACCTTGCATTTTTCTATATGCACCTTTCACAAAAGAGTATTTTTATCGTAGTTCTTCAAGGACTCCGGTAGCCTTAAATTAAAAGGACAATGAGACGGTTTTATTTTCATGTACAATTTACTGATGTAGAAGGTGTTGAACGCTTTCGTAGTATACAATTCTCTGCCCGTGATATTATACAAGCACATAATGCTGGTAGAAAATTGGTAGCTCTTCTCGTTTGTGATCATACCGTAAAGGAGATCAATGCGTATTATTTAGAATCACTTAAAATTGATTAGTATGCCTATTGGTGCTATAATTGGTGGTCTTGGTTCTCTTGCTGGCTCTATGATTGGTGCAAATGCCCAACGACAGGCTAACATTCAGAATATGCAGTTGGCTAAATACCAGAACAACTGGCAAACCGCCGAGAATGAAAAGGCTTATGCCCGTAGTGTCGAAATGTGGAACATGCAGAACCAGTATAATTCACCGACTGCGCAAATGTCCCGTCTTCGGCAAGCTGGCCTTAATCCTAATTTGGTTTATGGTAGTGGTGTTACTGGTAATAGCGCTGGTTCAGCTCCGCAATATCAACCTGCGAAAATCCAGCGTGCTACAATGGAACCCTACCGCGGCTGGAATCTTGGTTTATCTGATGCTGCGTCTATGTATATGGCAATGCGACAGAATAAAGCACAGGTTGAAAATATGGAAGCTCAAAATAAGCTCATTAAAGAACAAGCTAGAACCGAAGGTATTCGTCAAGGTAATATTGCTATGGCTACCGCTCGTTCTGGTTTTGATCTTGATTTGGCTCGAGAGCTTAAAGATGTGTCTGTCGGTCGTGCTATAGCTGAGAAAAATCTCTCTGAGGCAAGTGCTGCTGGTGCTTGGACCAGTGCGAATCAAAAGGTACTCCAATATGAATTAGATCGTACCCTGTTTGACAATAAGATTAAGCTTTCGAATGCAGAGTATTTTACTGCTATGGAAGCTCTTCGTAAACTTCGACAAGATAACGATATTAATGCTTTCCGTAATACTATGGAGCGTGCTTTAGGAAATTCTAAAGATGCTGTCGGTATTATTCGTGATATGATTACCCGTTTGGTCGTTGCTGGTTCTGGCGCTATTCATGGCGATGATCGTTTCGACCGTTTGTTTAACCCCAAATAAATTTTTTTGTTATGAGACGTAGACGTAGAGGCCGTAGACGTGGATTCCTCGGCCGTAGTAGAAGACGTAGAATCCGTGGTTATCGTGTAAGTAGAGGAGGTGTTCGCTTATGAAACCAGTTTGGAGAATTATCATTGCCGTTTTAGAAACGGTTATTGATGCTGTAAAGTCGATCTTTGATAAACCCGATACCCCTGCGTTGAATGGCTAAATGTCTTCACCCGATGTATCTTGCCAGTGTAGAAGCGAAAGTTCCCTGTGGTTGGTGTGTAAACTGTCGTCAGAATAAACGTCAATCTTGGGTATATCGCTTACAAGCGGAAGCCAAAGAATATCCGCTATCGTTGTTCGTCACTCTTACTTATGATGATGAGCATTTGCCGATAGTACGAATTGGTAGTGACCTATTTCAAACAAATGTTGCCGTAGTATCTAAGCGCGATGTGCAATTATTTATGAAACGGCTTCGAAAGAAGTATGAGGACTATAAAATGCGTTATTTTGTCACTTCTGAATATGGTGCGAAAAATGGCCGCCCTCACTATCATATGATCTTATTTGGCTTCCCTTTTACTGGTAAAATGGCTGGTGACTTACTGGCCGAATGTTGGCAAAATGGTTTTGTACAGGCTCACCCTTTGACGATCAAAGAGATTGCCTATGTCTGTAAATACATGTACGAAAAGAGTATGTGTCCCGAGATTCTTCGGGATGAAAAGAAGTACAAGCCGTTTATGCTTTGTTCCCGGAATCCTGGTATTGGCTTTGGATTCATGAAAGCTGATATCATCGAATTTTATCGTAGACATCCTCGTGATTATGTTCGTGCGTGGGCCGGTCATAAAATGGCTATGCCTCGTTATTATGCTGATAAGCTCTATGATGATGATATGAAAGCCTTTTTAAAGGAAATGCGTGAAGAGTTTTTCCGACATAAAATGTTCAATGAGTGGATTGATTATTGTGCTCGTGAAAATCCTATTCTTACTGATCTCATGCAGCTTGAACAACGCGAAGAGTATGAAAAAAGAATGAATGAACGTTTAAGATGTAAAATGTAATGGCAAATATATTTAACTCGATAAGAATGAAACGTCCTCGTCGGAATGCTTTCAACTTATCATATGAATCAAAGTTAACGTTGAACATGGGCGAACTTGTACCTATTATGTGTATGCCTGTTGTTCCCGGTGATAAATTCCGCGTGAAAACTGAATCTCTTGTGCGCCTAGCTCCCCTTGTGGCTCCTATGATGCACCGTGTAAATGTTTTCACTCACTATTTCTTTGTCCCGAATCGTCTTGTTTGGAATCAATGGGAAGATTTTATAACCAAAGGTGTAGACGGTGATGATGTTCCTGTTCTTCCGTCTCTCCGGTTATCCCCCGATTTGGTTTCGTCAAATCCGTCGGCATTTTTTGGTGATGGTACGCTTTGGGATTATCTTGGCTTGCCTTCATTAAAAGGCATTGGCGGTGCTGAGTTCCCGAATCCCAGCCCGAACGGTGTAACCGCTCCTCAGAACTACCGTGTTTCATCTCTCCCGTTCCGTGCGTATCAGCTTATTTATAATGAGTATTATCGTGATCAGAATTTAACCGATCCCGTTGATATTTCGTTGAACTCCGGTTTTGAGGATACGCTGTATGCGTTGAATCTTTTGCAGCTTCGCCGTCGTGCTTGGGAAAAGGACTATTTTACTTCTGCTCTTCCGTGGTTGCAACGTGGCCCCGAAGTTACTGTGCCTATCCAAGGGTCTGGTGACACTTTAGATGTTAAGTATGATAGAGATGCCAAGACTACTCAACGTTGGCTTGATTCTGATCTCCGATCTTTTGAAAATGGTGTAGCTTATGATGCTGTGTTTTCTATGGAAGGTAATCCGCGTTTATCTCGTTTGGTCGGCGTTAACGGTGGTACAGGTAACCGCGCTCCCGAACTCGATCCGAACGGTACATTAAAGGTCAATGTTGATGAAATGGGCATTAACATTAATGACCTCCGTACTTCGAATGCTTTGCAGCGTTGGTTCGAACGTAACGCTCGTGGTGGTTCTCGTTATATTGAACAGATTCTGTCACACTTTGGTGTTCGTTCATCTGATGCGCGTTTACAGCGTCCGCAGTTCCTCGGTGGCGGTCGTATGCCTATTTCTGTGTCGGAAGTATTGCAAACATCTTCGACCGACGAAACGTCACCACAGGCAAATATGGCCGGACATGGTATTTCTGCCGGAATCAATAATGGTTTCAAGCATTATTTCGAGGAACACGGATACATTATCGGTATCATGTCGATCACTCCGCGTACAGGCTACCAGCAAGGCGTTCCGCGTGATTTCACGAAGTTCGATAATATGGACTTTTATTTTCCCGAATTTGCTCATTTGTCAGAACAAGAGGTTAAGAATCAAGAGTTATTTTTGTCTTCTGATAGTGATTATAACGGCGGTACTTTTGGATATGCCCCGCGTTATTCTGAATATAAATATCACCAATCGGAAGCTCATGGCGATTTCCGTGGTAATCTTTCATTTTGGCATTTGAACCGTATTTTTGAGGATCGTCCGAATTTAAATACTACATTTGTTGAGTGTAAACCGAGTAACCGTGTTTTTGCTACATCAGAGACCGAAGACGATAAGTTTTGGGTACAAATGTACCAGGATGTTAAAGCACTTCGTTTGATGCCTAAATACGGTACTCCTATGTTGTAATATATGACTTCTATAGAAATTTTGATTGTTGCATTTTTAGTATTGTTTTGCATATGTTTGTTACCGCTTATAATTTTAGCAATGTTTCTTCGAAGGTGGTTCAAGAAAAAGTAAGCGACGAAGTATTGGTAGAACCTTCCGAAAGTTTTACGGTTCGCGAACTTATTTACCGCCTCGCAATGGGAATGCCCGTTTCTTCCGGTGTTCGATCCGGTGATTATCCCGATCATGATCAAGATTTTGATGATGTATTACCTACAGAGGATCCGGATTTCGATTTGTCTGATTACGCCACTTTAACAGGTGATCTTGCTGATCGTGAACGTCAACGTAAACTTGATATGGAAAAGGCATATAGGGAGAAACTGGAAAAGGAAAAGGAAAAGAAACCCGATCCCGACCCTGCTCCCGATCCTGCTCCCGATCCTGCTGAGTAATTTGTCCTAAACTGTCCTTGTCCTCTACCCGACTGGTATCCCCAGCCGGGTTTAGGCGTTTGTACTCGCACCTGCGCTGATCGCGACAACTCGCGAAAGCGGACGTCGCCTTGGCATGGTCTTTCTCGCGACCCAATTTAACCAAAACCTTTACGTGAAAAATTCACGTTTTTCAATCGATCGCGAAGCGATACCTATCTGCCGAAGGCGTCTATAACAACGATCATAGCGACAATGGAAATCGGCAACGATAGTTGCCTGCGATCGAGTGACGGTACCAATAGGGTAGAACAAAGCGTAGCGACGTGATACCCTGAGGTACCCGAACGAGATCGCCCTCAATGGAGTAGACCTATTTATACGCTTATAAATAGAATAAATAGAATATAAAAAGTGTTAACGTTATAAATCAATACTTTACCCCCTTTTAAAGGGGGATTAAAGGGGGTTGTATGTACTTGTGCGCGCGTAATAGGTAACTTGATTAATTATGCGCGCACTGACACCTAAACGGATTTTAACAAATCCGTTTTTCAGTGTGAAATATTTTACTTTGTTTTGCTGCATAAATCATGCTACCATAGTCCTTCAAGAACTATGGCGTTTCGCCATCATCCGCGAATTGCCTTCACCGCTTATGTTTGCCTTCATCAGAGACCAGGTCGGCCTCGGAAGATTCTATATTAAGTGACAATGGGTATGTTTCTGTTGTCAAACAGCCTGGTCATAGACCTTTTGCCTTTAGTCGAATACCTTTTCGACCAAGGTCAAAAGCCTTTTCGACACTGGTCAAAAACCTTTTCGACTAAGGGCGAAAAGGTAAGGAGTGGTAGTAATAGCTGTTAATGCCTGTGTATTTGTTTATTAATCAATATTGTAGTCTCCTTGTTTTTCACTTAATTATATAGATGTGAAACCGAGAGGAACATAACCAACCCAAATCAGGACGAGACAGAGTGAAGGCAAATTTTTGAGGTGAAGGCAGTCCGGATATCTGCCATCACCCTTGTATGACATGACAATCAAAAGGTATCAAAGACGGGTGAAGCTGAATCGGAAATCCATGTTGAACTATCATGATGATAAATCATCATTTATGATTCATATCTGCCAAACTATGAGAATTTGCCTTAGCTGTATCGTTTTTACACTTCAATGTATACCTATGTGAATATTACAAACTGAATTCTAAATAAATATATTGCCAATTAAGCTTAATTTATATGTTATACAAAACATGCAAATCACAATATGTTAATATATAGACATTTAACACATTGCTAAAAACTCACCGTTGGAAGATTAGTGCATATCAAATGGATAAAAGTATACATTCATACACATTATTAACATCTAAATTTGCAACGTTTTCATCATAGTTCTTGAAGAACTACGATAAAAATACTCTTTTGTGAAAGGTGCATATAGAAAAATGC